ACCAAAGTGCTTAGCAGCATTTCCAGCAGCTAATACCTTCTGCTCGTATGCAGCTCCCCACTCATTCTTTAATGCTCCAGTATCTAAATCAAACTGCTTTTGCGCTGTAGCCTTAAACTCATCCATAGCCTTAACATTAGCTTCAGCAAACCAATCGGCTAACTTCTGCGCCTGTTGCGGCAATACTCCAGCCTTATATGCATTTTCTTTAAATGTATTGAAAAAATCCTCTGGAATGCCAGCATCTTTATTGAAATTAATCGGATACTCTTTAATATCAGACGGTAACCCTAATTTCTTATATACATTATTCCAGTCTTCTTCTGTTGCAAACTTTCCTGGAATAACTATTTTATCTGCACCAACTAATTTCTGAGCTGATATGTAAGATTTAGCAAGAGATGGGATATCTTGTATAGCCTTGAGTGCACTATCTTCCTGTAACTCAGGAGGTAACCCAAGTTTCCAATTTTCAGGGTACTGCACTTGGTTTTTGTCATTACTACCCGTAGTGTTAGCGGTCGGACTGAAGAAACCTGCTCCATTTCCAGAATTTCCTGCCCCTTGGCCAGACGAAAATCCGCCCCCTCCTGAAGCTCCAGAATTACCAGTTCCTTGCCCTGATGCTCCAGCTCCACCAGAAGAATCTCCAGAGCCTCCCGACCCAGACTCATTACCCACATCCTTATTAAATAGTAGCACGTGCCTTTTTAGCATCTTTTACCCTTTCTCTTAGTGTCTTAGCGTCTATATTCAAAGCCGCAATTATTTGTAAAACTACGTTTCTCTCACCCTCTCGAAAAGACACTTGAGTAGGATTATCATGCATACTACTCCTAAGCATATATCTGCTTATTAGGTCGTTCAAAACTTTCTCCCCTTCAGCACTACTAAAAACTGAAATATAGGACTTTAGTAGGTCTAAATTATTCAACTCTTGACTAGCCATTATTCCCCTTTTGCGCCATAACAGATCCTAATTTCTGTGCCTGATCAGCCTGCAGCATTTGTTTCTGCTCATTTGCCATCTGCTGTTGAGCTTCAGCTCTTGCCTTACGCACATTATCTAACTCTTTTTTGTTTCTTAATATATCCTGTGGCACACCATAAATAATTGATAATCTATTAATAGCACCATCCGCGTTTAGGTTGTCAACTGCTGACTGATCAGCGTTAATAAATGGCTCAATTGTCTGCACAAATCTCATGATATTTTGACCCTCGCCAACACGCTGAGACTTAGCAACAAATGATGAATATCTAACGTCTATTTTTCTAGATCTAATAATAGGTGGGACTTCTCTAGGATCTATTACCCCACGTGAAAACATTATATCTACTACTCTATCTAATAATGGACGTAAAAATTCTGACTGCATCCTACCTAAAAATGGACCTAAAAATCGCATCTGCTCCTCAGTTCTTTGCATAACCTCAGTAGCTGTCATCTGCGGTCCAGTTCGTAACTGTAACTGGTTCACATAAAATGCATCCCTAATCTTAGACTGCTTCTCCTGTATAACCTGAAAACCAAAATCAATTCTGCTATCATTAAATACAGGCCTAATCTGATCATTACTGCCAGCTCTATAATAACTTATCCCACCAGGAAATGTATTTAGCTGAGATATAAAACCATCATCCGGTGCCTGTAGCGGTGGATCAACTACCTTCTCAGCACCAATCAATGTAGTTTCTACCATCTTGTTCAATACCTTAACCTCAGGTAAAGCTACCATAGCAGGAGATCTTCCATAAGTCTCACCACTTGCCTTGCTCCATCTAGGAACTACAAATGGTAACTCCTTAAAACCATGGCGCTTTAATTCATGCTTCTCTTCAAGTAAACAATGTACACTCTCGTATGTAAAACCGCGCACATCTTTTTCTTTCATTGGATATACTGCGTGAACTACCTTAAACTTAGTATCCTCATTATTATCATACGCACGTTTTACCTTCTCAGAAAGTGCATCTACACCATACTCTTGAACTATCTGCCTAGCATTCCATTCGTATTCTAAATATACCTCGTTCACTCTTCCACGAGAGTCTTCTTTTATATATGCATCAGCTATAAACTTGCATAAAAATCTTACTACATCTTCCTCATCTGGCTCAATAGCAAGTAACCCAGTTCCAAAACCACCTATATCCATATATAACTCATGCACTTCCATCTGGAAATTTGAGTTATTCAATATGTTATGTGTCTTAGTAGTTAACTTCTGTAAAAATAATCTAACATCGTCTAAACTATCTAAGTGCTCATCTCCAGTAGTTAATTCAAACCACTGCTGCGTAGAACTAGTTAATAAACTATGTAAATTTCCAGCTAATAACTCTAATGATTGTGGACCTGTATTATCATATAAATAAAATTGTCTGTCTTCTCCCTGCGTTCGCTTAACTAAAACTGTATTCTTTCTCGTAAAGATATAGTCACCTATATCTTGCCAAAGTGTCTCCCAGTTAGATCTTTCACTCTTTAAACTACTTAACCTCTTTTTTATATCACCTACATTCATCTAGAAGCCCCCGCATATCCATTTGCGCCAACTAAAGAATTACCCATCGACCCAGGAGTTAATAACCCACTCGCAGCAGCAGTTCTTGCCTGATTAGAATTAAATAGTTGTATAACTCCAGGCCTATCTTTCATCATTGCTATCTGTTTATAATCTATAGCATTCCTGGAAAATCCACCCTTACCAGCTTTTGCATCTGCAATTAATGAGCTATACGCATCCGGTGTAATTGAATTATCATAAAATTTTAGTGCTAACTCCTGCATAGATGCTGGATCTACCTTACCCTCAGCTAACAATGCTGCATATTCACCAGCCATACGCTGGTTATCCCTTAATTGCCTAGTAATTGACTTACCACCTACAGTAGCTGTATTAGTAGCTGTATTAGAAGCTCCACCAGGATCTGATGCACTATAGTCTCCTGTATTAAGTAAAGGATCAAAAACACTTCCAATATCTGTTAGAGTATTTTTAACTGTTTGACCAGGGTTCTGTATAAAATTACGACCAACTCTGATAGGATTATACTTATCTAAAAACCCATTTCCATTACTTTGACCTGTTGCTGTATTCCACGCATCTTCAAAAAATCCTGCCATTATTACCTCCTACTAAATATATTAAATTTACTGTTAGACTTCTGCGGAAGCTCGCTTCGCGCTTGCTTCCTATCCTCTTTAATACCCATCGCAAATGTCCTAAAACTATCTGCTGAGTGACTTGACCAATCATGTAAAGGCTTTGGCATAAATACATTATTCTTGCTATCCCATTTTCTTTGATATGCCTTTAACGCCTCTATACCCTTATGACACTTCTTAGAATCAAACCAACACTTACTTAAAATCATCTTAACAGCATTTATTCCATCCTCTAAAGATGACTTCTTTGCAACATTCACATATTGCCTACCAAATAACTCCTCAGCTACTTCTTTCCTTGTTCTACCAGATATAAAATCTCTTACCTCTATATCATGGGGGAAAGTATGCATATCGTATATGTATGGCTTACTCTTTAGAGCTTTTGCAAAATAGTGTAAGTCTCTATTAGACTCCTCCATGTAATCAATAATCCTGTACTCTCTACCATGCTTCTGCACAAACCATATAGATGTTGCATCGGATATACCTAAATCCCAAAATGTCTCTACACCCAATACTTTTTCATACGGCACAGAAGTTATCTTACCACTATCCTCTAACTCTTTTATCTCTTTCCCATAGTAGGCACCTACTAGCGCCGCCTGAAAGTCACACTCATACTCTTGGTTATATTCATCCTCTGTCATCGTCTGCCTTGCTGCCTCTAACTCTGACTTTGGTATTATACCTGTCTCACTGGCCTTGTACATAGCAGCGTACCAGTCATCTTTTACTTCTGCTTCACCGCTCTCATCAGGCATCTTCCCAGTTTTTGCAAATATGTATAAATTGTAAAATAAATTTCTTCCCTTTGGTGTTCCTATGAATATACACCACCCTAGTCTATCAGATAAAGCTGGCCTAACTACTTGCCCCCATATCTCCCCACTCATCTCGCCCATCTCATCTAGTACAGCACCATCTAAATACATACCACGTATAGAACCAGGGTTCTCAGCACCCAATAACTGAAAACGTACCCTATCACCCATTGCTGGTCTTGGTATATCTACCCTTAATTCTGCCTCGTTTACTATTACACCAGGTATATTCTTAGTAAACTCTTTCAAATAGTCCCACGCTACACGCTTCGCTTGACCATATGTCGGAGCTATATACGCATACTGAGGATTCTTAAGTGGACACCGTAACCCTCTATCAATCTTTTCATTTAATACTAAAACTGTCTTACCAAATCTTCGATGACATACTAAAACATTAAACCGCCTAAAGCGTTGATGTAATAGTAGCTGCAATGCTCTTGGCTTATATCCAGTGGACACGTGTTT